GGACACGTCAAAGTCGGAACAGTAACACCCGCGTCTATTGGGTACGTTACGAAGTATGTAACGAAAATAGATACTCGCGATTTGGAAGCATTGGAGTTAACACCTCCCTTCAACGTCCAATCTCAAGGTTTAGGAGCAAACTACGTAAATGACGAAACGCGGGAATATCACTCTCGCGTTGCTTCGTTATACACTATCAACAAAGGAGACAAGCGCAAGCGGCTCCCTCGGTACATTCAGAATAAAATTCATACAACAGAACAACAGCGTGCTATCCTGTTACAACAGAAACTCCGCGATCGTGCGGACAGGGAGCAGAAGCACATAGAAAAGTTACTCTCCGGTGAAACCTCCGGATCAAAGCAAAGAGCGCAAGCGGAAGCTCAGGAATTCCGCATAAAAAAGAACAATAAAAGAAACAAATTATGAACATCTTTCAGAACACAGCAACAGGCCGTCAAGGATCAAACCTGTTCAACCTTTCGAATGAGCATAAACTTACCATGCCCATGGCGAAGCTCGTACCATTCTACACACAGGAAGTCGTCCCCGGGGATCGCTTCAAGGTCAATGCCGAGGTTTTCATGAGGCTTGCACCAACAATCGCACCGATCATGCACCGCGTAAACGTGACAACGCATTTCTGGTATGTCCCAAACAGGATAATTTGGGACAATTGGAAGGATTTCATTACCGGTGGTGAAGATGGAAATGCACTCCCGCCTCATCCATATTTAGGAATAGATGCCGGCAATATTGGACTCCTGGAGAAAGGATCGCTTGCCGATTATATGGGAGTCCCAACATCAGATTCTGTGGCCGGATCAACAAAACTCAGGATCAATGCCCTTCCTTTCAGGGCATACCAGAAAATCTACAACGAGATATATCGAGACCAGAACCTCCAGGACAAAATTGATATTAATGCTGACGAAGATGGCGAGGTAACAAACCCGCTTACTCTTGGTAATATCCGGATACGCAATTGGGAAAAGGACTATTACACGTCCTCACTTCCATTCGCACAGAAGGGTTCCCCGGTATCAGCACCCATCCAGATGGAATATCTCAACCCTGCCAAGTGGCTAAACATCTCTGGCGATCAAACAGCAGTATCCGGTAACCTTCAAACCGATGCCTCTGGACAACTTCAAAATGATGGAACAGGCGGAGGCCTTGGTTCCCTTGAAAACATCGACCCCGAATTAACGGGTATCGACGTAAACACCCTTCGTGAAGCGGTACGTCTTCAGGAATGGTTGGAAAAAAATGCTCGTGCTGGATCACGTTATGTGGAATCAATAATGGCTCACTTCGGTGAACGTGTGCCTGACTACACTGCACAGCGTCCGGTATTCCTTGGCGGTGGATCACAACCGATCACTATTTCAGAAGTACTCCAAACCGGACAAACAACTGTTGACGGTGGCGATCCCCATCCAAACTTAGAGCCCTCACCTCAGGGTAACATGGCCGGTCACGGTGTATCCGTTGGACGTTCAAACAACTTCCGCGCGAAGTTCTCAGAGCATGGATGGATCATCGGAATTGTTTCAGTAATGCCGCGCACAGCTTATCAGCAAGGTCTGGATCGCAAATTCCAATACCAGGACAAATTCGATTACTACTGGCCAGAGTTCGCACAGCTTGGCGAACAGGAAGTCAAAAACAGCGAAGTGTATTGCAACTTCGCAAACCTTGACACGAACGGTGATACGTTCGGATACCAAGCTCGCTATAATCACATGAAGTATGCAGCATCAAAGGTTAGCGGAGATTTCCGCGATAACCTTGCCTTCTGGCACATGGGTCGCATCTTCACAAATCCACCTGCACTAAATGAAGATTTCATACAATGTGATCCGCGAACAGACATATTTGCTGTTCAGGATGGAACCGATCCACTCTATGTTCAGATATACAACAATGTCAAGGCTATTCGCAAGATGCCTTATCACAACGTGCCTACTCTTTAGTAGCTGCTCAGTAGAATTTTCTTCTACTAAACACTACTATTTTAAAGCGGGGAGGGCCAAAGGTCCCGACCCAAGAGCCTCGCCAGAAAAAAATGGAGCAACTGCACCATGTTTTTTTGGTGAAGCTATAATGTCAAACCGTTTGCAAACATCGCCCATGAAAAAAAGAAAACGTATAGTATCGTCTAATGCCAATTACGTCTGGCTTCCCGAGTACGGAACCAAGACTACACAACCCTCGGTAACAGTCCCCGGTGAATCCTACACGATTCACCAACTCTTCGAACGCGCTAACGCGGGCGTACCAATGGACTTTACCGTAAAAGTCCGTGAAGGATATTTCGACAATCCCGAAGATTTCGACGGGTTCGCACCCGAAGCTGTCGACATTGTCGACCTTCACGAACAAAAAGAAGCGTCGATTGAAATAATCAAAGACGCAAAACAAAAACTCTCGGACGTTAAAAAAACAGACTCTCAGGAGGCCAAACGAACGCCAAAATTAAAAGAAGTGAGTGAAAACGACTCAGAGTCCGTAAATGAAAAAAAGTCCGAGAATGAGCCTTAAAAAAGGCTCAAATAAACCCCTAGCCCGATAGGCTGAAAAACCTGACCTATATACCCTCTACTTGATGGTATATAGGTCAGATGACACCAACTTCACATACAGAACGTTACGATTCTCAAAAAAAAACCTTATTCTTGCACTATGGAAGACGTCAAAAAATCATTCCCGACAGCTGCGGCCCTTGGAGGTGGAACCAACTTGATAGGATCAATCATCAATACCGTAGCAGCGCGTAAAGCTCAGGAGCGCGAAAATCAGTACAACAAACAAATGGCAGAATACGCTTACAACAAGGAGTTGGAAATGTGGAACCGCCAAAATGAGTACAATACTCCCCTTGCCCAAATGGCAAGATTCAAAGAAGCGGGTCTTAACCCGAACCTCATATACGGTAAAGGAACACCCGGCAATGCTACTGTAATGCCGAAATACAATGCGCCAAACCTGAAAGAAAAAGCAAGACTCCCGGATTTAACCGGGGTGCTTGGATCCTATCAGGATGCCAAACTGAAACAGGCGCAAATAGATGTCACTACAAATCAAGCTCGCCTCCTGGACGAAAAAGTCACAACCGAATCAGTAAACCGCGCAGCCAAACAATACAATTATCAATACTACCTGCCTACAAGATTAGGCCGGGAAGGCCGCATGATGGATAAAAGAGCGGCAGCTATGAACCAACAATGGAACATGAATTCCATCCGAATGGCAGGTATGCGTCAGCAAAATATCATGTCGCGGTACAATACACAAATAGCGGAGCAAAACTTGATGCTACGCATAAAAGACAACCAATCATATTGGTGGCGTAATGTAGGCTCCGGTGTTGTCAAAGGAGCCTCAAACCTTTTCAAGATTGGAAAAGGATCACTCAGGCTTAAAGGCGCAAAAGTGCCTTCAAAGCTAACCCCTAAAAAGAGCGGCGGTTACGCTCAATACTTGCGCAATCAGTACAAAGGCGCAAGGTTCTATAATGGAGATATTCTCCCGAATTACAATTTCTAATCAAGCGGGAGCCGTACGGGATAAGGCTTAAAGTGTCAACGCATCGCACGCCCGCTTATCAAAAACAAACAACATGAGACGAAGAACATTTCGCAGACGATTCAAAACGCGCTATCAGCGCAGATCAAAGGCAACCGGCAGCTACCGCAAGCGTCGAGGTAGCAAAAGACGGTATAACCTTAACTCACGTGGTGGAGTCCGTCTATGATGTGCAAAGCTCCTATAAGGCTCAAATCAGAAATGATGTACGTCCCTTGTGGGAAGTGCATGCCTTGTCGCATCAATAACGCCCAAGATTGGCGTTTCAGACTCGAACAGGAAATGGAGGTGTGCAGCAGTGCGCACTTCCTTACCCTCACTTATCGCGATGGCGATCTAACCCGAAATGACCTCGGTCACCCAGTACTCGTAAAGTCAGACCTCCAGAAATTCTGGAAGCGTCTCCGTAAACACATAAAAACAACAGAATATGAAGAGATTAAGAATCTACCTCAAAACACTGCAATTGAGATACCACAGATACGCTATTATGCAGTGGGCGAATATGGCGAAGAAACTAAACGCCCGCATTATCACGCAATCGCATTCAATATACCAAGTAGCGTTATCGCTCGACTCGCTGAAACATGGAAACACGGACACGTCAAAGTCGGAACAGTAACACCCGCGTCTATTGGGTACGTTACGAAGTATGTAACGAAAATAGATACTCGAGATATGGAAGCATTGGAGTTAACCCCTCCATTCAACGTTCAATCTCAAGGTTTAGGAGCAAACTACGTAAATGACGAAACGCGGGAGTATCACTCTCGCGTTGCTTCGTTATACACTATCAACAAAGGAGATAAGCGACAGCGACTCCCTCGGTATATTCAGAACAAAATTCATGTAACCGAACAACAACGTGCAATCCTGGTACAACAGAAACTCCGCGATCGAGCGGAAAGGGAAAAGAAGCACGTACAAAAACTAATGTCCGGTGAAACCTCCGGATCAAAACAAAGGGCGGAAGCGGAAGCCCTTGAATTCCGCATCAAGAAGAACAATAAAAGAAACAAATTATGAACATCTTTCAGAACACTGCAACAGGCCGTCAGGGATCAAACCTGTTCAACCTTTCGCATGAGCACAAACTTACCATGCCCATGGGCAAGCTGGTCCCATTTTTCACACAAGAGGTAGTCCCCGGGGACCGCTTCAAAGTCAATTCTGAAGTCTTTATGAGGCTTGCCCCTACACTCGCACCGATCATGCATCGGGTGAACGTAACAACTCACTATTGGTATGTACCAAACAGGATAGTTTGGGACAATTGGAAAGACTTTATAACGGGTGGCGAAGACGGATTGGCAACTCCGTCACATCCGGTTATAAAAGTCGAAACCTCAAACGAAGGCATTGTTGCCAAAGGAAACCTTGCTGATTATATGGGAATCCCAACAGCACAATCCGTACCTGCATCTATGGGTCTTACTGCAAATGCCCTTCCATTTAGGGCATACCAGAAAATCTACAACGAGATATACCGAGACCAGAACCTCCAGGACAAAATCGACATTCAGACCGACCTGGATGGTGAGGTAACAAACCCCCTCACCCTTACTACTATGCGTGACCGTAATTGGGAGAAGGACTATTACACGTCCGCCCTTCCATTTGCACAGAAGGGTTCCCCTGTATCAGCACCGATCCAGATGGAATATCTCAACCCTGCCCAGTGGCTCAATATCTCTGGCGATCAAACAGCCGTCGAAGGAAACCTGCAAACAGACGCCCAGGGACAACTCCAAAATGATGGAATAGGCGGAGGCCTGGGTTCCCTGGAAAACATCGACCCCGAATTAACGGGAATAGATATAAACACTCTTCGTGAAGCGGTACGTCTTCAGGAATGGTTGGAAAAAAACGCTCGCGCAGGTTCACGGTATGTGGAATCAATAATGGCTCACTTCGGAGAACGTGTGCCTGACTATACCGCGCAGCGTCCTGTATTCCTCGGAGGAGGATCACAACCTCTTACTATCTCAGAAGTATTGCAAACCTCTGGAACCGCTAACGATGCAAATGGATATTCACCGACCCCACTTGGAGAGATGGCTGGTCACGGTGTATCCGTTGGAAAGTCAAATACTTTCAACTCAAGGTTCACAGAGCATGGATGGATCATAGGAATAATTTCCGTAATGCCCCGGACAGCATACCAACAGGGCCTGGATCGCAAATACCAATACAGGGATAAATTCGATTACTATTGGCCAGAATTTGCCCAGCTTGGAGAACAGGAAGTATCCCAGGGAGAAGTATTCTGGGATTACGTCAATGGCAGCAATGGAGATGTATTCGGCTATCAGGCCAGATACAATCACCTCAAATATGCTCCGTCAAAGGTTAGCGGTGACTTCCGCGACAACCTTGCTTATTGGCACATGGGACGAATATTCGAGAACAGGCCTCTCCTTAATGATGAATTCGTAACATGCAATCCCAGGACAGATATATTCGCTGTCCAGGATGGAACACATCCGTTATATGTTCAGGTATACAACAATGTCAAGGCTATTCGCAAGATGCCTTATCACAACGTGCCTACTCTGTAGCTGCACAGTAGAATTTTATTCTACTAAACACACATATTTTAAAGCGGGGAGGGCCAAAGGTCCCGACCCAAGAGCCTCGCCAGGAAAAAATGGAGCAACTGCACCATGTTTTTCTGGTGAAGCTATATTGTTAAACCGTATGCACACATCGCCCATGAAAAAAACAAAACGTATCGTATCGTCAACAGCGACTTATCGCTGGGTCCCAATGTACGGGACCAAAACAACCAAACCCTCGGTAACAATCCCAGGAGAATCTTACACGATTCACCAACTCTTCGAACGCGCAAATGCTGGCGTTCCAATGGATTTTACCGTAAAAGTCCGTGAAGGATATTTTGACAATCCCGAAGATTTCGACGGGTTCGCACCCGAAGCAGTCGACATTGTCGACCTTCACGAACAGAAAAAAGCGTCCACTGAGATAATCAGAGACGCAAAACAAAAACTCTCGGACGTTAAAAAAACAGACTCTCAGGAGGCCAAACGAGCGCCAAAATCAAAAGAAGTGAGTGAAAACGACGCAGAGTCCGTAAATGAAAAAAAGTCCGAGAATGAGCCTTAAAACAGGCTCAAAAAACCCCCTAGCCCGATAGGCTGAAAAACCTGACCTATATACCTCCTACTTGATGGTATATAGGTCAGATGACAGAAACTTAACAGAGAGAACGTTACGATTCTCAAAAATAAACCTTACACTTGCACTATGGAAGACGTCAAAAAATCATTCCCGACAGCTGCGGCACTTGGAGGCGGAACCAACTTGATAGGATCAATCATCAATACCGTTGCAGCGCGTAAAGCTCAGGAGCGCGAAAATCAGTTCAACAAACAGATGGCAGAGTATGCCTACAATAAAGAGCTGGAAATGTGGAACCGCCAAAATGAGTATAATACACCACTTGCCCAAATGGCAAGATTCAAAGAAGCGGGTCTTAACCCGAACCTCATATACGGTAAAGGAACCCCTGGAAATGCTACTGTAATGCCTAAGTACAATGCGCCAAACCTGAAAGAGAAAGCAAGACTCCCGGACTTAACCGGGGTCCTTGGCTCCTACCAGGATGCCAAACTGAAACAGGCGCAAATAGATGTAACTACAAATCAGGCTCGCCTCCTGGACGAAAAGGTAACAACCGAATCAGTAAACCGCGCAGCCAAACAATACAATTATCAATACTACCTGCCTACCAGATTAGGCCGGGAAGGCCGCATGATGGATAAAAGAGCGGCAGCTATGAACCAGCAATGGAACATGAATTCGATAAGAATGGCTGGTATGAGACAGGCCAATATCATGTCAAGGTATAATACACAAATAGCGGAGCAGAACTTAATGCTGCGCATAAAAGACAATCAATCCTATTGGTGGAGAAATGTAGGCTCCGGTGTTGTAAAAGGAGCCTCAAACCTCTTCAAGATTGGTAAAGGATCACTAAGGCTTAAAGGCGCAAAAGTGCCTTCAAAGCTAACCCCTAAAAAGAGCGGTGGATACGCTCAATACTTGCGCAATCAGCATAAAGGCGCAAGGTTCTATAATGGAGATATTCTCCCGAACTACAATTTCTAAAACACAAAACATGAGACGAAGAACATTCCGCAGACGATTCAAGACACGCTATCAGCGCAGATCAAAGGCAACCGGAAGCTACCGCAAGCGACGAGGTAGCAAACGCAGGTACAACCTAAATTCACGTGGTGGATTACGTCTATGATGTGCAAAGCTCCCATAAGGCTTAAATCAGAAATGATGTACGTCCCTTGTGGAAAGTGCATGCCTTGCCGTATCAATAACGCCCAGGACTGGCGTTTCAGACTCGAACAGGAAATGGAGGTGTGCAGCAGTGCGCACTTCCTAACCCTTACTTATCGCGATGGCGATCTAACACGCAATGACCTGGGTCACCCGGTCTTAGTAAAGTCAGACCTTCAGAAATTCTGGAAGCGTCTACGATTTCAAATAAAACAAACAGAAAATGAAGAAATTAAGAATCTACCTCAAAACACTGCAATTGAGATACCACAGATACGCTATTATGCAGTGGGCGAATATGGCGAAGA